AACCAAATATTTTTGATATTGAGGTAAATGGTAATCCACTTCATAAGGAAGCAGATGATCGTGCCAATCAACGCATATTGGAGGAGAGTATTCTTAAGGTAAATTATAAATCATTTACACAAATTGTAATCTTAGGTAGCAGCACCTTTGTGCCTTTTATGCAACTCACAACTTCTAATCGTCGTGAGGTAATTGAGGACTTGTTGGATATTCGCATCTTCTCTGTTATGAATAGTCTTATTAAAGATAATATCCGAACAAGGAAGGAACAAATTAAATCTTTGGATATTAAAAAAGATAATCTCAAAGATAAGATGAAGATGCAGCAAGAGTTTATTGAAGAACTTGAGAATCGTGGCCATGCGAATATTGATGCTAATGAGGTAAAGATTGATAAACTTTTGGATGAAGAAAACTCATACATGTTGAGTAATGACGATTTGAATTATAGAATGGAAACCCTTCAAGAACAGATGAGTGATGTTACTGGTGCTCGTGAGAAGTTATCAAAACTAAACAATCTTAAAGGTAAAATCTCTCAAAGGGTTGCGACCATTACCAAAGAGCATGAATTTTTTACAGAAAATACGGTCTGCCCTACTTGTAAACAGGATATCAAAGAAGAGTTTCGTGTAAATAGAATTAGTGACGTTCAAAATAAAGCAAAGGAACTCAAAAAAGGTTATGAAGATCTTGAAGAAACAATTAAGTTCGAACAGGAACGAGAACGTCAATTCAATTCCCTATCTAAGGAGATTACAAAACTAACGCATGGCATTTCTCAAAACAATACTAGGATTTCCCTCAACCAGAGACAAATCAGAGATCTTGAACATGAAATTCAAACTATTACCAATAACTTACAAAACAGAAATACTGAGAATGAGAAATTAGAGCAGTTTAAAGACAATCTCCAAAAGACAATTGAATATCTTTCAGACAAAAAACAAGAAATCGTTCATTACGATTTTGCCTATTCCTTACTCAAGGATGATGGCGTAAAAACAAAAATCATCAAGAAGTATCTTCCATTCATCAATCAGCAGGTTAATCGTTATCTTCAAATGATGGACTTCTACATCAACTTTAAACTTGATGAGGAGTTCGGTGAAACCATTGAGTCACCTATTCACGAAAACTTTTCTTATAGTTCTTTTAGTGAAGGTGAAAAAATGCGTGTAGATTTGGCTCTACTCTTCACTTGGAGAGAAGTTGCGAGACTCAAAAATTCCGTAAACACTAACCTGTTGATTATGGATGAAGTATTTGATTCTTCACTCGATGGATTTGGAACCGAAGAGTTCCTAAAAATTATTCGTTATGTGATAAAGGATGCTAATATATTTGTCATCTCTCATAAGTCAGACTTACATGACAAATTCCAAAGTGTCATAAGGTTTGAGAAAGTCAAAGGTTTTTCCCGTATGATGTCTTGATACATCAAAGAACAATGCAAGTCCCAAATTGGAAACACCATTCTAAGAAAGAACAGAAACGAAAACTGAAACCTCAGGCAATGCGTTCCCGAAAGGAAGCACTGAGACACTTCAAGAACCGTCACATGACCTCCCCCAAAAAGGGAGGTTCTTTTGTATAATGACTATAAAGGAAATGAACTAATGAAAGCTTCACAAATGATTGCCATTTCAGCTACAGCAGCACTTGGTATTCCTGTTGCTGTTATTGGTCACAGTTCTGCCCCTATTATGATTGTAGGGGTAGTTTTCTTTACCTTTGTGGTTATGATGATGGTAATGATACCTTTACTGTTTGTTCAACTAATTAAGGAAATTAACTATGGGAATGGATGCTGAAATATTTGTTCGTTATGTGGGAGAACCCCCAACACAGGAACAAATTGATAAATGGAATAAGGATTTTAATTATAGAATTATAACTCGTAGTTTTGATGAAATCTACGAATGTACGATTTCTGTTGCTAAAGACATGGGATACCGTTATTACTATCGGGAGTTACTTAAAGAAACTGAAGGACTTGTTATCTTAGATATGGACGTACAAACAAGATACTTCTCCGAAGGTTATTCCAGAGGAAATATTCTTTATTTGTGTTGTGTTGCAGAATGGATTGAACATACCTTTAAAGATTTTTCTTTTGAAATTTTATATGGATCACCAGAGTCGAATTTCGTTTTGTTTGACGAAGAATATAGGAGAAAAATGAAAAACTACTTTTTTGATACGTTACCACTCCCCACGATGTGTTAAATAAATCTCATATTCTTAACACATCAAAGACAATGTGTTAACTGTCACATGACCTCCCCCAAAAAGGGAGGTTCTTTTGTATACTACATTCATACGAAACAAACCAATGACCGTCAGGCACGAAATCAAATCTCAACTTGCCAAACTTCTTGCCACTGAAGACCTTGTGGTAGAGAACAAGAATGTTGAGACCGCATGTTTCAATGTTCATACTCGTGTGCTGACACTGCCGAACTGGGATAAGGCAGGTGATGAGATATATGATATGTTGGTGGCACATGAAGTGGGTCATGCACTTTACACACCAGATCGTGATTGGTTGAAAGAATATAAGATACCCCAACAGTTTGTGAATATTGTGGAAGATGTTCGTATTGAGAAAATGATGAAGCGTCGGTATGCTGGTATCTCCAAGACCTTCTATAAAGGATACAAAATTCTTGCTGATGAGGACTTCTTTGGTGTTGAGAATGAGAATCTAAATTCATTGAATCTTGCCGACCGTGTAAATCTTCACTTTAAGATTGGTAACTTTGTTGATATTCCTTTTTTGTCAATTGACAAATGGGGGTTTGCAATTGATGAGACTCCTATCGTTCGCATGATTGAAGGTTGTGAGGATTTTGATGATGTTCTGATTGCGGCACAGGCACTCTATAAGTATTGTCAGGATCAGATGAATACAGAAACCAAGACTGATATGGATTCATTGGAATCACAAAGTTCTGGTTCAACCGAAGAACAGTCTGATGATTCTATGGAGCAACAACAGCAACCTGGAGAATCTGAAGATAGTGCTGATACCGAGCAAGACACAGAGCAAGATACCGAGCATGTTCGTCAAGGTGGAGAAACCAATCCTGAACCTAAAGTCGATACGATGGACGCATTAGAGAATGCAATTAAAAAACTTGCATCAATGGATGGATTTGAGAATGTTTATATAGAACTTCCTAAAGTCAATCTTGATGAGATTATTGTTCCAAATAAAGAGATTCATGATAAATGTGATGAACTTTGGGACAATCCACACGATCCTTATTTGTTTGATTATGTTGATGGTGAGTTTCGGAAATTCAAAACATCAGCACAGAAAGAGGTAAATTATCTTGTCAAAGAGTTTGAGTGTAAAAAATCTGCCAATAGTTATGCTCGTGCTACTACCAGTCGTACTGGAGTTTTGGACTGCTCTAAACTCCACACCTACAAATACAATGAAGATTTATTCAAGAAAGTAACCACACTTGCCGATGGTAAAGATCATGGGTTGATTTTTATTCTTGATTGGTCTGGTTCTATGGGAAATGTATTGATGGATACTATGAAACAGTTATTCAATCTTGTATGGTTCTGTAAGAAAGTTTCTATTCCATTTGAGGTATATGCATTCACGAATGAGTATCCATTGATGAGTGATGATGGAGAACTACTTTTTCGTAAACGTCCATATGAGAAAAAAGATGGTTTGATGCAAATCAATGAATATTTTTCTTTGATGAATATTCTATCTTATAAAGTAAATTCCAAAACTTTAGAAAAACAACTAAAGAATATGTTCCGTATTGCTCAATATATTAGTTTTGGTGCAAGATATCCTATTCCTCATGGAATGGGATTGTCTGGAACTCCTTTGAATGAAACGATGATTGCACTTCATGAAATCATTCCACAATTTAAGAAAAATACTAAAGTTCAAAAAGTTCAGTGTGTTGTTCTGACTGATGGTGAGGGTTATGGACTTACTTATCATCGTGAGATGCAACGTTCTTGGGACTATGAACCTTTTATTGGAGTTGGTAGAATTGGTGATAACTGTTATCTCCGAGATCGTAAAACAGGAAACACTTATTCTTTGGACTGTGTATGGGATGATTATACTGATATTTTAATTCAAAATTTGAGAGATAATTTTACTGATACTAATTTTATTGGTATTCGTGTTCTTGAGTCTCGTGATTCTAATCGTTTCATTAGTCGGTACACTTTTGGTGAATATAAATTAAAAGAGCAAATACAAAACCAGTGGAAAAAGGAGAGATCGTTTTCTATTAAAAATTCTGGTTATCATTCTTATATTGCACTTTCGGCAACAACTCTCGCAAGTGAATCCGAATTCGATGTATCTGAAGATGCCTCTAAAACTCAAATTAAAAAATCTTTTATGAAGAGTTTGAAAAATAAAAAGATGAATAAGAAAATCTTAAATGAGTTTGTGGGACTTATTGCATGATAAATATTTTTATCGTAATAGGTATTAAGAATGTCTAGATTTGGGGAATTATTAGGAGGAAAAACTCCGGCACCAGCTCCAGCAGCACCTGCAGAACCTGCTCCAGTTGCAGTCCCTTCGGAACCAGCAGAAGCAATTGCTCCTGAACCCATTCAAGAAGTTTTTGAAAGTGATGTATCTATTCAAGATATGTCTAAGAAAGAACTTGAAGAGTATGGTAGAACTGTTGGTATCGAATTGGACAGAAGGCACTCTCGCAAAAGACTGGTCAAAGAGTTACAAGAGTATTTGACCAATTCTTAAACTGTCTACTGGGGGTCGTTGAGACCCCTTTTTTATTGTATAATAACTTCAGTTGAAACCAACAAAACAAGATCATGTCTCTTTCTGCTGATTACATCGTCACTTCCTTACAGGAACTTTATGGAGAGTCTGTAACCGGTTCTGATATTCGTGGATGGTGTGCGATGAATGGATCTAACTATCAGACAGTTACGAATAAAATTGCTAATTACAAAATTGGTCGTGGTAAGTGGAACTTGACCATTCAGGAAAAACTTGAGCAAACATATCAGGCGCCTCCTGCTATGCCTGCCCTCACACAAAACCTTATTCCCGATAAAGATGATACTTTCGTCAAGTTTGGCAACTTTGGTGATCTTAAAAAGATTATTCAATCCCGATTATTCTACCCAACGTTTATTACTGGACTATCTGGAAACGGTAAAACTCTCTCGGTTGAGCAAGCGTGTGCTCAACTTGGACGTGAATTGATTCGGGTGAATATTACCATCGAAACCGATGAAGATGATCTTATTGGTGGTTTTCGTTTGAGTAAAGATGGGGAAACATCAGTGACTACTTGGCAGGACGGACCTGTCGTTGAAGCACTCCAGAGAGGAGCAATCCTGTTACTTGATGAAGTTGACCTTGCTTCCAGTAAGATCTTGTGTCTTCAATCTATTCTAGAAGGCAAAGGTGTCTTCCTGAAGAAAATTGGTAAGTATGTAAAACCAACAAAAGGTTTTAATGTATTTGCTACTGCCAATACAAAAGGCAAAGGTTCTGACGATGGTCGTTTTATCGGCACTAATGTTCTCAACGAAGCATTCCTTGAACGTTTTCCAGTAACCTTT